TCCGCAGTGTTTGCTAATTCGTATTGCCGTTGCAGTTGCTGTCCGTACAAATCATTAATTGCCTTTTCTGCGCCATAGCGTGCGGACTCGATCGATGCGCCGCGTTCAAGGCTGGCAATTTGCGCCTCGATAGCACGCTGCCCCGCCGATGCTTCTTCTTTTGATTTGCGGAATCCTTCGGTCAGGATGGCCGTATTATCTGCCGCTTCTTTTACTTTGTTTGGGATAGGAGCAACATTCGTAGCAATTTCTGCGAATTCTCTGTTTGCGTTTGATGCTTCGATCTTTTGCCTTTTTAGTTCTTCTTCAGTACCTTTCAACATGTAGTTAAAACCAGCGTAAGCAGCAGTGGCGGCCACACCAGCAGCGGCTACCAATGCAATGCCCTTTGGACCACTGAGAGTGGCAATAAATGCCTGCGTAGCTGCCACGGCAGTAGAAATTGCCTGCCACGCTTGATACGCCTTGACAACGGTATAGATGCCTAGTGCCAATGGTCCAATGGTTTTCGCAAAAGCAATGAATCCATCTAGGACTGCCGTAATAGTTGTTTGATTATTTTTGAACCAGTTGCCAAGCGCCACAACGGCGGCTGAAAATGTTTGTACAATCTGCGTCAATGCAGGTCCAAACGCTTCAGCAACACGTTCTTTTAGGTTCTTAAATTCAGCCCCAAGTTTCTCAGATGCTGTTTGCATTGGCACGTTGGCCAATGCCAAACTTTGAGCAGCCTTAAACAAAATGTCAGAAGTTAATTTACCTTCTGAGCCCAGTCGCTTGATGTCTGCTGATGTTCCGTTTGAAGTTAGACCAAGTTTGTCGGTTTCTTTGGCAACTGCCTGCGTAAAAGCTGGCATTGCTTCCAAAACTGATCTCAACTCGTCGCCTGAAAGCGTGCCACTGGCGAATGCTTGTTTCAACTGCAGCAATGCGCCTTGCGCTTCTGCTGCTCCAGCACCAGACAATCGCGCAGCTTTTGTCAAGCCAACAAACAACACCTCCAGTTGTTCAGCGGTTACTCCGGTGCCGCGCAATGCTGCATAAAGCTGCGAATACCCTTCACGCGCATCAATGGCACTGATACCAAGAACCTTTTGGATGCGATCAACAGATGATGTAGCCTTTTCCAGTTCGCCATACTGTGCCGTCAATGCCGACAGCAGGTTCTTAGATTTTTGCGATTCTTGGCCTACGTCCGCGATGCTCTTAGCAATGACACCAATACCGATAGCTGCCACAGCAGCTTTTAACGCATTGAAAGAACCGCTAAGTCCTTTTGCGGCCTGGTCTACTTTGTTGAGTTCTTGCGCCGCGCCACGAGCGTCAACGTTGATCGCAACATTTGCTACGACTGACACGATGACGCCTCCCTATGGAACCAGTCTACCGCCGCTTGGCCTTGCGCATGGCTTCTTCCTGCTCTTTGGCTTCCACCTCAAATAGCAGAACCCATAGTTGCAACTCTTCCCTAGTCAGCCTATTGGTGAGTTCGGAAAGCGTATAACCAAGCTCACGCGCTAAGCGCATCATGATCCTTAGGGGGGCATCGCGCTTAACGCAGTCGGCTAGTTTTTTGCTTCTTCCTCATCCACGTTTTTATCGCCCGTAATAACGGCAAGCATCAAAGCCTGAAGGTCCGAATCGCGCACTTCATTTTTCAGTTCGGCCATTTCGCCAGCACGAAACAGCGGTTGACCGTTTTCGTCTTTAGCTTTTTGGATCAAAAGCTGCAAAGCAAACGCGGTGGCCTCTTCGCTGCCAGCATCCTTCTGTGCTTTCTCGCGTTCAGCCATCGTGAGCGGCGTGCAGTAAAACTCAAACTTGCTGCCATCGCTCAGCTCAACTTCGCGCTTGCTGGGCACCAAATTGGCTGCTTTTTTCAGCCGATCGAGAGCCTTTATTGAGACAGACGAAGCCATTTGAAAACCTATTCACCCAATCAACATAGCCAATAAAAAAGCCCCGGTCAACCCAGGGCTTAAAGCAATGGAAATTTGACTTATGCAGACTTGCTGAAGTCAAAAGTAGGAGCAGCAGCAGGGCGGAAGCTGATTTCAACCATCTGCGCATCGTCAGGGTTGACGGTCAGGCTGGCCGATGTCAGCACTGCTTCAAACTCGATGCTACGGCTGAGGCTCTCGCTGGGGCTGCCGCCACTCAGCACCCGGTCGATGTACAGCTTAAATGCAGCACCAGTCTGGGTGGACTGGATCACATCTTGCACCATCCGGTTGGCCAGGTTGCTGTCGTCGCTGGTGATGTACACCATGCAAGAACCTTCGCCATCGGCAAAGCCAGTGATGTAACGACGGAACGGGGCATACTGACTTGCAGTTTGACCAATAGCGGTCACGTCGATTTCTTCGCGTGTGATCTCAAAAGACCATTCGCGTACGTCGCCCACTGCGGCGTAATCGGCATAGGCCACCAGGAAAGCGTTAGGCGCTACCACCGTGCCATCGTCGGTAATCGCAATGGTCGAACCACCGGCAGTGGCCGAAACCTGCATCACACCAGTGGCGGCGGCATAACTGATGACGAAGTAGGTGGTGCCAGCAGTGATGCCAGCAGGCAGGGTGCCAGTGCCAGCGGCGCCAGTTTCGGTGTTAACAACGCTGAACTTAACCGGGTCACCCACCTTGAAGTTCAGGTAGGTTGCAACGGTAATTTCGTCATCTGCTACATCGACAGCAGCCTCATTGAAGGTTGCTTCGGTGCCAGCAGGTTTGTAGTAAAGGGCGCCGGACGTACCGGACAGAACGGTTGCCATGACTTGAACGGTAGTTGGCTGGGAACAGTCTAGCTAGTTGAGGTATGCCTCAAATGTAATCGTAAGTTGCGTCTGAAAATACGGCTCAGGCGCTGCTGGTGTTACTTGCGCCGGACCGGATGCTGCATCAAAGATGATTTGCGATACCGTTTGACGGTCAAACAGATCCTTGATGCGCTCGGCAATGGTGAAATTAGCCCCAGCGCCAACGCCGATAGGAGTATAGACATTGACGACTAGAGTGCCAGTTTGGCGGTTCATGCCTGATGCTGGTCCTATCAGCGTGGCATAGGCGTTGTCACCAAAGCGGATAAACACTTGCACCCATGGTGTGTTGTTGGGTGGGGTGTACGGCACGTTCTGATAGCTGACCGGATAAGCCGGTGCTACTGCCATCTCAGTGGCGATGCGGCCTTCCATGGCAGCGCGAACGTCATTGTAAGTGCTGCTCATGATTCTTTGCCTATGCGATCAGCGTTGACGCGGACAAAGCCTTGGATGTCCTTGGCCACGCCTTGCACCCAGCCGGGTGATGCCTGCTTGCTGCTGCCACGCGCAAGCGGTTCGGCATACGGCAGATTGTTGTGGACGCTATAAACGTTGCCTACGCGCTCCTGCTGGTAGTTAAGGCGCTCGATGGAAGGCGTCGCGCTGTAAGTGCCTTCTGGTTTTTGGCCGCCTTGTGCTGAGTTTTCGCCCACCTGCCAGCTTGCCCTAAATCTGCCGGTGTCAACAGGACTAGCTTGTTTCAGCAGGCTGTCGGTTTCTAGTACAGAGGCACGCAGCAACTTTTCCATCTGCTGGCTAGCGTAATCGCCAATATCAGCAATGCGGATGGTGCGTGCCATCAGTCCCTCAAGATCAGTTCGTAGCTGATCGGTTCGTTATCTTGCTCGATCGTATCGACGCGAATGATCTGATGTACGCGGCTGCTGATTACTACCTTGTCTGCCGTTGTGGGCAAGGTACCGTTTAAGTCTAGCGCAGCGATAATTAGCCGCTTGTCGCCAGCCTGCACCAAATCGTTTACTTCACGCTTGCTTACATCTTCCAGTACGCCCTTGATGCCAGTGTCCGCAGCGGTTTCAGCCGATGCGCCAGTGGTGGTGTTATAGGCGCCTGATGTGATCTTTCGAAAAGTCACATCACCGCCAAACTTGTTGACGACCTTGCTGGCAACTGACCGCAGCGAGGCTGAAAGTGCCATCAGAGCTTATAGGCGACCACAGATCCAGCCGACAACGTGATGCTGGTGAACACGCCCTCAAGTTCACAGCTAGGGTCCAGCACCACTGAGGTCAGCGCATTGCCGCTGTAGTCCAGTGCGGTCAAGCTGCTAATTACCGTGCTGGCTTCAAGCGACACGATCTTGCCAAAACGGCCAGTGTGGGCGTTGGTGTCGCTGATGTATTCAGCACCGGGGTACTTGTAACTCATGATCAGCTCCGTTTGATGGCAAAGTTACCTGGTCCACTGATTCTAAGCCCAGTCAGGTACCGCTCATACAGTGGCGGCACACGATCAGCGCCAACTGCTCCATAACCCAGGTTTGGTGTCACATCAAGGCTGCCGATCTTGACATTTTTGTAGTCCTCAAGGCCACTCAGGCCAAGGCCACTGGTGTTGTTGTGCAAGTAGACCGCCAACTGCACCTGTGCATACTTGATCTGCTGCGGGATTTCGGCATCGGTGAAATAGTCCGTCGTGATGCGAAACGGAAACCCAACAGCATAGGTGTTGATATATGTATCAGGTTTGCGCACACCAGTACGCGGCCATTGCAAAGCCTGCGTATCGGTAGCGCGAGCACCTAAAAAGCGTTCACGGTCCAGCCGTTGCGTAGCGGTAAACAACGCACGGTTGCGGCTGTCGGTGTTGCCGCTGTTCCAGTGCTGCACGTCTGGATCTTCGACGAAGCCATTAATGATGGCCTGCGCGTCAGCCAGCGTCAGGTAAGAGTTTGCGTTTGCCGCGCCTGGCGTGGCCACGATTACTACTGCCATCGGTCGGCGCCTCCTGTGGTTCTAGTTTAGGTGCAGGTTCTGACGCAGAAAGAGAGGCCGCCGCGTTAGCAGCAGCCTCAATTTCACGTTGCCTGCGAAAGGCAAACAGACCCATGATCAGGCCTCAGCGCCTTTGATGATGGCGTAGTTCAGCACCAGTGCTTCACCAGCGGTAGTACCGAGGTTCGACAGGGTGACGGTAAACGAGCCAGCAGCAACAGCGCTGACACTGGCCACATAGGTGCCAGTAGATGCGCCTGATTGGATCGCCACCACGGGAACATCATTGATACCAACAAAAGAATTGGTCACAACGAAGCTCACCTCAGCGCCACCAGCAAGGGAAGCGTCATGAGTGGTGATCTCGCCAGCAGGCTTGTTGAGGGTGACCCCAGTAGCCTTGCTGGTGCCTTGGGTGACAGCGCCACCAGTGCCTTCAGGATAGCCGATCGCCTTACCGGCGACTGCTTCAAATACGGATGCCATGGTTAGTGCCTCCTATCAGTCCATGTTGGAAGTGTTGGTGGCACGCACGATCCCAAGATTCTTGAGTTCGTACACCTTCGACCAGTTGCCAACCGTAGCCAGCTGAGCGCGGGTGGGGTTGGTGGTGGTCACGCCCCACTTGGCGCCGACGGGATGGTAGCAATAGTGCAGGTCGATCGACATGGCATCACTCTTGGCGAGGATATCACGATCGGTTTCGGTCTGCATTGCCATCTGCTCGCCCGAGGCGACGGCGCCTTGGGTAAAGAAGTAGGTGGCGTATTCGGTCGAAGCGCCGGAGCCATCGGTCTGAACGTCATCGCTGACGATCACACGCAGGCCGCAGTAGGTCGGCACGTCAAGGCTGCCGCCATAGGCGAGAGCCATAGAGCCACCCGATTGAGTGGTGGTGGTGCCGCGAGCTTCGTTGGTGCTGACGTAATCAATCGCCTTGCGCTCAACCAGGTCGTAATAGACCTTGCTGTGGATACAAATGGCGGTCAGCTTGTCGCCTTGATCGCCCAGGAGCGACTTAGCTTCGGCAACGTGACGAGGGCTCAGGGTGGTAGGGGTGTCACCCGATTCGCCGTCAATGGTCAGACCGAAGAAAGCGGCAGAGGCGCTAGTGGTGCCGAGGGTGCCAAACACACCGGCAAGGCAAGACAGCAGATCCTTCTGACGCTGGTTGGCCACATAGTCAGCGATCTTGGCGCCGATGGCGGCCATAGGATCGGCACCGGCTGCAAGGGCGGCCAGGTCACGAGCCTCAAAAGCACGGCCACGGTGCAGGATCACGCCAACTTGCTTGTCAGCAGTGACTTTGCCAGGGGTCAGGCTGCTGGAGTCCGAAAGGACTTCAAAATCGCCAGACAGGTTTGCCTTCCAGAAAGGAACGTTGATAAAATCACCACCCTCAGTAGCGTTCAGCTCAGCCATCGGCTGCACCACACCGCTAGCCAGGAAGGCATCACGCTGAGTGGTTTGCTCGATGACGTAAGGCGTAAAAACCTCTGGGATGATGATGTCAGAGCGAAGAGTCGCCATGATGAATCACCAAAAATGGATTTACGGGTGTGGGCGCAGCCCGATGCACCAGCGCAGCCGGTGACAACAGCTTAGCGGTTAGCTGTTGCTTTCATTCTTTCATATAAGTCACGGTCTGTTTTATACAGCCGTGCCTGTTCAGTCAGATTGAATGAATCACGATTGAACGGATTGGTCATGCCAGCCGGGATGCTGCCACCTGTCGCACCTGCAGATGGAGCACCACTGCCTTGCGGCTTTGGTTGTTTTTGCATCCATGCCGGCAGTGTCTTGGCCCATTCGGCAACGGGTTTGCGCTCATAGCCGTCGACCACCACCACAGTGCCGTCCGCTTCACGCTCGATCGACTCGGGCTTGAGCTTGGTCTTGAGCACCATGTCGGGGTCGTGAACGATCTCAGCCAGTGCGGTGACTGCAGGTGTCACCAGCTCTAGCTCTCGCACACGGGCTTCAAGTTCTGAGATGCGCTGGTCCTTTTGAGCCGTCGCCTCACGGAACTGCTGCTCCAGAGCTTGCCGGGCTTCTTGGTACTTGCCTTGTGATTCGAGCTGCTGCTGCTCGTAGTTGCGCTTGAACTCCAGCAGTTCGTTGACATCTGTTCCTTCTGGTAGCTGCTCTGCCATCCGTTCATACTTTCTTAGCTTGCGCTTTTCGTCTGCAAGCTCTTGGTTTTTGCGTTCTAAATTTTGGATGCTGCGTTGAAGGATCTCAATGTCGCCCCCGGTAGCCGCAGGCTCCTGGGGTTGTTGTTCATCAGACATGGATAAGCCGCAGGCTTAATTACGCTGTCATCGTAATGGCTCGCTCGCGCCATGTCAAAACGTGAGTGGAATACGCCAGTGCGGGAACCATGGAACCCGCTAATCAAGCAAACGCTTGATGCCATTGACCGGCACGAGCACTTGTATCGCAAGACCGGCAACGGTTGGCACGCAGACAGAGCGCATGACCTGAGGCGTTACATCTGCGAGCTGAAGACTTGGATACACCGCCAAGAGGCTGCTACCACTTCACCTTGTCCGCCCAATAAGCCGGTGACATCTTCCCCCGAGCAATGTTACTGGCGTGCCTTGCCTTGAAGGATGCACGCCTAGCCTTAGCTGCGGCAGATTCGCCCTCGCGTGCTGGTGAGCCAGATACGCCCTGTTGACCAAACCTGACCAGCTTGATCGTATCGCCATCCTTGGCCAGTACCGCGTGCGATTTAGTCGGATGCTTTGGCGTCCGCTTGGGTTTGTTGTAACCCTCAAACTCTTCGCCGCGATAAGTGATGCTCATCGCCGTGGTGCTGGTTTCAGCTCGGAACGTTTTTTGATTACTGCATTGCCGGTTGACTCAGACTTGATCCGCACAATCGGGTCATCCTGACTGCCGACGCGGGTGACGCTACCACCGCTGCGTGTGGGTATGGTTGCGCGTTCGCCACCGATACTAGTGATCACGCCAAAGGTGCGGGCACCTTGGTACATCCAGCTAACCCGGTCACCGCGTTTCATTTCTTTTTGCCCTTAGGTTGCTTACGGCTCATGCCAGCTTCAGACAGTGCGATGGCGATTGCCTGCTTACGGCTTTTGACCTTTGGACCCTTGCCGGGACCGGGTTTGCCGCTTTTGAGTGTTCCGGCTTTGTACTCGCTCATCACCTCGCCCACCTTCTTCTGAGCTGCCTTCATTTTCTTGGCCATAACGCCATTCTGTCACTGGGCTAAGTTTAGCCATGTCCAATGTTGCCCAGTGCATGTCACCAGATGGCTCAAGGCATAGCACTGCTGATACCCAGGCTTCACCAACCAATGCTTCGACCGGATCGCTATAGATCAGGCCACCCTTGAAATGCCTAAGTCCTGGCAGGTCCATATCGTGCTCGTAGTTGATCCAGCGTAAGCTCTGAACCGTCATCACGCACAAGCTTGGCGATAGCTTCTGTTGGATTGCGCTTTTCGGCAAGCATTCTAAAGTATTTTGCCTTTTCTGCGCCCAACGCTTTTGCTTGTCTAGCTAACAGATCAGCAGGCGTTTCGCCCTTCTGTTTATTTGCAAGCCAGTCTCCGTATGACATGTCCGCCGGCACCTGCCCGCCTGCTGATGCACGCTTTGCTGGCGGCGGTGGTATGAAGTCAAGACCTTCGTAATCAATCACCGGCACCGTGGTGCTGCGGCAATTGAAATGCTGCGGCGGCGTTGGACCTTTGCCGTATGGAAACTCTTGGCCATCCAATGAACGGCAAATGCTGCTGGTGCGGGTATCCAGTGTTGCCACATAGCGATACTTCTTAGTGATGTCTTGATTCGCCTCATACACCTGCTGGCTGGCTGCATTGGCTACTTGATTGATGCTGGTGCGCACCAATGCCATGATTTGATTGTCAGCAATGGCTGTGGCCTGACCACCTGCAGCGATAAGCTGTCTGACATTGCGGGCACGCTCACCAAACTGCAAGTTACCGATCAACCGTTTAGCGATTTCGGGTGTCGGTTTGCCGGTAAGAAGTCCTTGCCTTACCACTTGATTAAACCGTTCAGCTTGGTCTACAGCAATGCCGCGAAAGGCTTTCCTGACCACCTCGCCATTGGGCAGCGTGATAGTGGCACCCTGGGCAGCGGTCAATGCAAAGGTCTGCGGTGCGCCTTGAACGGCTGCGAACAGGTCATCGCTAAGCGCCACCACATTGATCTGCGTCGGGTCAGTTGTGACCACACTTTGAGCAAACTGCGGGCTGATCTCAACAGTGCGTACTGCATCACGGCTGCCAACTGGCAGCGCCCTGGCTAGCTGCTCGGTAACAAACTCAGACTGCAACTGCGCGATGCCTTGCAGTTCTGTCGCGGTCAACTCAGTTGCATCACCCGACCAAGTAGCCAATGACTCCTTAAGTTGCGCAAGGATCCCACGCAGCCGTGCAGCTTTTACAGGTGCGGCGAGCTCATCAATGGTGCGTAGCTGATTGACCGCATCAATAATGATGTCGTTATAAGCGTTGATGATGCGACGGCCAACGCTGTTGCTGTACCTGTTCAGGTCAATCGCATTGCGGTATAGCGCTTCTGGTGTGCTCATCCCAGAATCCCTAACTGGTCAGGTCGATACTGCGATCTGATGCTTACATCGGCGCCGCGTGTCAATGCACCACGGACCGCTGCGGCGAAGGCGTCATAGCCATTTTGGCCATCTTCCATAATCACCATTTCGTCAACCTCATCAGCTTTGCCGTTTCGGTAATACTTCATGCGCACCACGGCAAGCACCTCATTAGGTAGCTCGCACATCGTGTAATCAATCCCCGGTCGCCTCGGTTTCTTCGGTTCCACCAAGATCATCAGCGCCACCAACCAGTCTGTCAGCCAGTCCAGTAGACGATACGTCAAGCCCCGCATTGGATGTAGCCTCAAGCTCTTCGTCTACGTCAAAGTTATCGCCAAGAACATCGCCTTCGGCCAGTTCGGTCAGCAGCGTTTCTTGACTAATGGTGCCAGCGGTGTACAGCGACAGCAATGCCTGAATGTCTTGCGGCTCGAGGCGTGCACCAAGGAAGTCGCGGTTGACATAAGCACTACCGGCAGCGGTTGCATTGCCAAGGTACTGCGCGTGGTATTGCAGGCAGTTGTCGATCATGTCCTGCACGTTCTGCGCGATGACCATCATGGTGCTATCGCCTTGGCTGCGGTCAATGCGTTTTGCCTCGGCGGTCTCGGCGGTCAGCTTCTGACCAAGGACTGCTGACAGGCCAAGTTCATTGATCTGCAGTGCAAGCTGCTCTAGCCTGCGGAACTGCGCCTCAAAGGATTTGCCCTGCGGCTCGATGTATTCAGCACGACCATCAGCAGGAAATGCAATCGCCTCGCCAGGACCAGCGCTAACCTCTTCTGCAGCAGACGGGAAGCCGTAAAACGCCAGCATGGGCACGGCGCTGATGTGCAGTTGGTTGTCGAGGTCTGATTGGATTTGATAGGTCTTCAGGTTTAGCTCGGCAATATCCTCAAGCGGCGGCCTGGATTCCATAAAGCCATGCCGCTGGGCGTAGGCGACGCTGAACGGGATTTGCGACAGGCTGGTGCGACCTTCATCGACGATTTCAAAATCGCTGTTGTCATCCTTGCGGTGCAGTT